CTGCACCAACGCCGGCGGCAGCACCTGCTCCAGCAGTAGATGACGTTCCTTTTAAGTCTAACGAAGAAGTAGTGGCAGAATCTGCTCCAGCAGCAGCACCTGCAGAAGGCAGCGGCGGAGCGAATGACATTCTAGCAATGATCCGCGCACGTCAAGGACAATAAGAGCAAGCTAAAAGGGTTGCTTTTTAAAGATGCAACCCTTTTTAGTTGCCCAGCTTTTTAGATTAGGAGAAATAATATGAAGATTACAGATAAACTATCCAAGGTTGACGAATCGTTTACCGTAAACATGTACGACAATGGCTTTATGTTCGAAGCTGGCGGACGTGATGACGAGGACGATTGGGCTACTGCAAAGATCATGTGTACAAGCATTGACGAGATCGTTGAGCTTATTAAAGAAGTAGCAGAAATGGAGCGTAGTTAATATGGCGAATAAATCATTTGACCCAACGAAGTTTAGAAACTCGTTAACAAAATCTATTTCAGGTATGAGTGCAGGATTTAACGATCCTACTGATTGGATTAGCACAGGTAACTATGCACTCAACTATCTTATCTCAGGAGACTTTAATAAAGGTGTTCCAATGGGTAAGGTTACTGTTTTTGCAGGAGAGTCTGGTGCAGGTAAATCATATATCTGTGCAGGCAACATTGTAAAAGAAGCACAGAAGCAAGGCATCTTTGTAGTACTAATTGACTCAGAGAACGCACTTGACGAATCGTGGCTACACGCACTAGATGTAGACACATCAGAAGAAAAACTACTTAAACTTAACATGTCAATGATTGATGACGTTGCTAAAACTATCTCAACATTTATGACAGACTACAAAGCAATGCCAGACGAGGATCGTCCTAAAGTATTGTTTGTAATTGATAGTTTGGGTATGTTGCTAACACCTACAGATGTTGATCAGTTTAACAAAGGTGATATGAAAGGTGATATGGGTCGTAAGCCTAAAGCACTAACATCACTTGTACGTAATACTGTTAACATGATTGGCGCACATAACGTAGGATTAGTTTGTACTAACCACACTTATGCATCTCAGGATATGTTTGACCCAGATGATAAAATAAGTGGCGGACAGGGCTTTATATACGCTTCTAGTATTGTTGTAGCAATGAAGAAGATGAAGCTCAAAGAAGATGCAGACGGTAATAAGATCAGTCAAGTTATGGGTATCCGTGCTGGCTGTAAAGTAATGAAAACACGTTATGCAAAACCGTTTGAAGGTGTACAAGTAAAGATTCCTTATGAAACAGGAATGAATCCTTACAGTGGCATTGTAGAACTTTTTGAAGCAAAAGGTGTCATCGAGAAACAAGGTAACAGACTAAAGTATGTTACTATGGATGGAGAAGAGATCCTAGAATACCGCAAAAACTGGACCGGCGAACTATTAGACAAAGTAATGTCTGATTGGGCTGTAAAAGAGTCAACTGTGGTAAATACCTCTGAAGCAGACGAACTAATAGAAGAAGCTGTAACAGAGGAGTAATTATGGATTTGGAACAAGCGATTGACGTTTGGAATTTATTCAAAGAGTATGTTGATAAAAAACAAGTAGAATTAGTTGCTGAAAAGTTTGTTGATCATCTTGCTGACTATGGCTTAGATGATCAACAGATGAAAGAATTACTTGGTAACGATTCACATCTTGATGAAGCAATCGGCTACTACTTAGAAATAGATGATGTAGAGCAAGACGAAGAAGAAGAGTGGGGTTAAGAATGGGTTGGTATAGTGAAGTATCCAGAGACGTTGGCAAAATACCTGATGCTGTAGCATTTTTTGAAGACGAACTAGTTGACGCTAAAAAAGAATGTAAGCTAGTAGGCAACGTTGAAAAGGCTGCTGCATCTATGCCGGGCATTGTTGAACATCGCTTTAATCAGCTACAAGAGATTGAAGCGATCCTATTCTACTTGAACATAGAGCTACGCAGATTGCGTAGCTCTTATTTCAAAAAATATCTAGAAAATTATCAACGAGCTTTGTCTAGTCGTGACGTAGAAAAATATGTAGATGGCGAAGCAGATGTTGTTGACTATGAAAAGATTATTAATGAATTTGCACTAATGCGTAACAAATGGTTAGGTGTACTTAAAGCACTTGATCAGAAGCAATGGCAAATTACAAACGTAGTTAAACTTAGAGTTGCAGGCATGGAAGACGCTAGTCTATAAGCCGTGGAAAATTTTAAATACTTAATAGACAAGATTTATGATACTGATTTTACTAGGGAACCATTTAGATTTATCTATGTAGAAGACTTTTTTACACAAGATCATTTCGAACGTATAACAGCATGTAAACAGATCAATGTACCTCAGTTTGATAGTTCTGAGCATATGTGTTCAGAGCTTGCAACTACATACAAATACAAGCCGCAACCATTTCCGGGGTGTACTACAAGTGTACAGTCTTATTTAGAATGGTATAATAATCGAAACAAAGGTAAAGGTGTAGCAAACCAAGATCTGTTAGAAGGATACGGGATAGCGTTTAGACTGAAGCATTATCAAGATAGTATTTTAGAAGAGCTTGTTGCATTTTTTAACAGCGATTCTTGGCACAAATGTATTAAGAAAAAATTTAAAAAGACAGGCGAAACAAGTGTAGATACTGCAATACAAAAATATGTATCAGGTTATGAAATAAGTCCACACCCGGATATTAGACGTAAATGTGCTACATATATGATCAATATTAATACTGCTCCTGAAGCAGAGCACTTAGGGTTGCACACACACTTTATGACATTTAATGATGACAAAAAGTGGATCGCTGAACAATGGCGTGATAAACAAGACCAAGATACTTGTTGGGTACCTTGGGATTGGGCAACTACAAATTATGAACATAGTAAAAACAATTCTATTACAATGTTTGCACCAGACTATAATACGTTACATGCTGTAAAGTTAGAGTACGACCATACTAAACTTCAGCGTACACAAGTGTATGGTAATTTATGGTACACTGGCGACAGTAGACCAAAAGTAAAAAAATCTAATTGGAAAAGTTTATAAGATGCCAGCCTTTAAAAAAGACGACGATAAATTAATTTACGAATACATTTGCGACACAGCACCAGATAACATGACAATGTTAGATGTTGGCGCTCGTACGGGCAAATGGTGTAAATCGTTTGTAACAGAATTTCCTAATGCTACATTTCATTGTTTTGAGGCATTGCCAGAGCAACATGAAAGATGTGCAAATAGATTTAGGAAACACGAAAATGTTACAACACACAATTTTGTTATAAGCAATAATTGTAACGTAACAACTTTCTACAAAGATACAGACAGACTAGGTTGGAGTGGGTTAAAAAAACATTCCTATATGGAAAATTTTGAGACTTTAAAATTACCTAGCAAGACACTAGATAGTTTTCAATTAACACCGTACTTTGTAAAGTTAGATGTAGAAGGCGCAGAGCTACTAGCATTACAAGGTGCATCATTTACATTAAAATCAGCAAAAGTAATTTACTTTGAGTGCAACGAAATACACACAAAGGATTACAATTACGGTACTGACCAAGTGTATAATCAATTACGTAACTACGGTTTTACAGTACACGACAAGCATTTAAATGAGTTAACAAAAGATGAATTTGTGTATCGTACAGCTGATGCAAGGCGTTACGAAGATCCAAAAGGCTACGAATCTAATTATATAGCACTGAGTAATGTACGTACATAAATATCTATATGAAACGTATTGTACTAGTCACAGGTGGCTTTGACCCGCTACACTCTGGGCACATAGCCTATTTTAAAGAAGCAAAAAAACTTGGCACCAAACTAGTTGTTGGTGTTAATTCAGACGATTGGCTCACTAGAAAGAAAGGCAGACCTTTTATGCCTTTTGAAGAACGGTGTGCTATTATAAAAGAACTATCTGTTGTTGATAAAGTTATTGGATTTAACGATGACGATGATAGTGCATGCCACGCAATATTCCAACTCCTTAGTACACACGGCAGTGGAACAAAAGTTGTCTTTGCTAATGGCGGAGATAGAACAAATACAACAACTCCAGAATATGCTACATACGGTGAAATGCCTTATGTTGAGTTTGCATTTGGAGTTGGCGGTGAACACAAAATGAATTCTAGTAGTTGGATACTTGACGAATGGAAAAATCCAAAAACAATTAGAGAATGGGGTTGGTATAGAATATTAGACGATCAGCCTGAAAAAGGATACAAAGTTAAAGAGCTTGTAATACTACCTGGTAAAAGTTTAAGTGACCAAAGACACAAACATAGATCAGAAATGTGGTATGTTACGCAAGGTCAAGTAACTATGGCTATTCAAATAGAAGGTGAGCCTGTTACAGGATTTGAGTTGCCTGCTTTACTTAATGGTTATAATATTGGTAGTAACATATGGCACAAAGCAATCAATAATCAAGATGTGCCAGCACACGTTGTAGAAGTACAGTTTGGCGAAAAGTGTGTTGAAGAAGATATAGAAAGAAGAGATTAATGAAAGTTTTCATAGGATACGATCCAAGAGAAGATATTGCATATCAAGTGTGTAAGCACAGCATATTGAAACATCAACCTGATGCAGATATACGCCCACTAGTACAAAAAGAATTAAGACAAGCAGGATGGTACAAGCGTCCTGAAGATAAACTTGCATCAACAGAATTTACATTTACACGTTTCTTAGTACCAGAGCTTGCTAACTATAAAGGCTGGGCTTTGTTTATGGATTGTGATATGTTGCTTACAACAGACATTAAAGAATTATTTGATCAAGCAGATGACAAGTATGCTGTTATGTGTGTGCAACATGATTACACACCTAAAGAAGGTATTAAGATGGACGGACAAAAACAAACTATCTATCCACGCAAGAACTGGTCAAGTGT